TCACAGCAGTTAGAGCAGCAGTACGCACAGCTCTTACCTCAACTTGCACAACAGCTACAGGCAGATAACCAACCCGAACCTGATTGGAACTCCGCTTATGAAGCGGATCCCATTGAAGCGACGAAGTTAGAACGTCAGTACCGAGTGCAGAAAGAGGAAAGAGCGAAGAAACTGCAAGCGATCCAATCTGAACAGCAACGACTCATGCAAGAGTCCAAACAGCGACAACAAGTCCAATACCAACAACATCTGGTTGATCAGCAGAAACTGTTATTGGAGGCGATCCCTGAGTGGGTAGATGAGAAGGTGCGGGATAAAGAAGTCTCGGAGATGAGAACGTGGATGGTCGAGAGTGGGAGATTTACACCTGAACAGGTAAACCAAGTCTCCTTCGCCGGTCACGTTGTATCAATTCGTGAATCTTATATGTTCAGTCGTGGACAAGCAAAAGTGCAAGAAAAGCGTAAAGCGGCCACATCGAAAAAGGGCAAGACTATTCGCCCAGGCTCGAAAGCTGGAGCGCCAGCACAAAGCACTGCTGTGAAAAACGCCGCTGGTAAATTACAACAGACCGGGAGCTACCGCGACGCGGCAGATCTCCTACTAGAATTAGACTTAGACTAAAGGATATTAACAATGAGTATTGTAGCCAACACTTTTACGAGATATAGCAGCATCGGTATCCGTGAAGAATTATCAAATGTAATTAAGAACATCTCGCCGGAGGACACTCCGTTTCAAAGCAACATCCGATCTGAAAGTGTAAGTAATACTTACTTTGAGTTCCAGACAGATGAACTTTCAGCGGCGGCCGCGAATGCACAATTGGATGGAGACGATATTTCTACGTTCTCTGCGGTGACACCTTCGGTTCGCTTGGGCAACTATACGCAAATTATGCGTAAAGATTTCGTCCTCGCCGACAATTTAGAGGTCATCAACTCGGCTGGTAGAAAATCAGAGATTGCCTACCAACTTGCGAAGGTCGGTTCTGAACTTAAACGCGACGTAGAATACAACCTACTGAGTAACCAAGGACAGGCTGCTGGATCAACGACTGTTGCTAGAAAAACAAGAGGTTTACCTTCTTGGATTTCAACCAACGTCAGCAAAGGGACTTCTGGCGCTAACGCTACCGCTGCTACCGCTGCGCGTACTGATGGTACGCAACGGGCTATGACCGAGGCGATGCTGAAAACCGTCGTTCAGTCTATGTGGAACGAAGGCGGCAAACCTAAGATGGTAATGGTTGGCCCACACGTTAAAACGGTAATCTCAGGATTCACAGGAATCGCAGGGCAACGCTTTAATGTCGATGGCAACAAGCCAGGTACTATCATCGGCGCTGCTGACATTTACGTTTCTGACTTTGGAAATCTTGAAATTGTCCCGAATCGCTTCCAACGCGCTAGAGATGCTTTCGTGCTTGATCCAGAGCTGTGTTCGGTTGCGACGTTACGCCCCATGAAACAGGTGAAATTGGCGAAGACCGGTGATGCAGAAAAACGCATGGTCCTCTGTGAAGTGGGATTAAAAGTAGATCAGGAAGCTGGTTTAGGCTTAATCGCTGATCTATCAACTTCGTAACTAGGAGATGAGGGTGCGGTGGGGGCAACCCCACCCCATTTTAATTATGGCTAAACGATTATTAAGTGAAAATAAGATGACCGGCACTAAAACGTATCATGATTATGATGCGTCGAGCGATCAGTCAGTCATTACGACATCAGCAGATGTCACAGACATTATCGAGTCGAACAAAGCACAGTTCAACGACACCGACGAGCGGGCGCGATACGGCGACATGAGTAAGGTCGCAAGCATCCCGATGAACGTCTATTTCGACTTGAAAAAACGAGGGATTCTGAACGACCAGAAGAAGATGAAAGCCTGGTTGAATGATCCTGATAACCGCTATTTTAGAACACGACCGGGTAGAGTCTAATGGCAATAACGAATTATGGGCAACTGAAAACAGCCGTCGCAGATTGGCTAAATCGTGACGACATGGCCTCAGTTATTCCAACCTTTATCGATCTCGCTCATGCGAGGGTTAATCGCGTACTGCGCGTGGCTGATATGGTCCAGCGAACGGAAACCCAATTAGATAGTCGGTTCACGCAAGTGCCAGCCGACTTCCTCCAAATGCGGGCAATTCAGTTGCGAGTCACCCCAACGAAGGCGCTGGAGTTCTTAACCGCAGAGCAGATTATTCAAGAGCGTGGAAGGTTGTCGGATACGGCAAGAGAGCCGATGTTCTACAGCATATTAGGCGACACTATCGAGGTTATGCCTACGCCAGACGCGACCTATGAATTAGAGATGAGTTACTACCAAGATATTCCGGCTATGTCGGCAGATAGTGACACCAACTGGCTGCTGACCAAAGCACCAGGGGCATATTTATATGGTGCTTTGATAGAATCAGCGCCTTACTTAGCTGAAGACCAACGCGGGCTAGTCTGGCACGAACTGTATAACAAATGTATTGAAGAATTAACGCTGGAAGATGAGAAGTCTCGTTTTTCTGGCTCAACACCAATCGCAAGACACAGGAGTCTGTAAATGTCTTTTTCAAACTATCTAGAAAACAAACTGCTGCTTCACACTTTTGGGGCAACAGCTTACACCGCGCCAACAACTCTGTACCTGGCGATTCACACGACTAACCCAGCCGAGGACAATACCGGCACGGAAGTTTCGGGCAGCGCCTATGCTCGTCAAACAGTGGCTTTTACGGTTACGACCAGCACCGCATCAAACACCTCGGCAGTTGAATTTCCAACGGCCACAGGTTCGTGGGGAACGCTTACTCATGTCGGTGTTTACGACGCACTGACCAGTGGCAACTTATTAGCTTACGCCGCACTGACGACGAGCAAGATCATCAGTACGAATGATGTATTTCGCGTACCCGCTGGCGACCTAGACATCACACTCGACTAATGATTGATTACGGCGCTGGAGCATTTGGGCGAACAGCATACGGTCAGTGGACTGATCGGACCGATGGTGCTGCGGCAATAATTGCTGCGGCCACAACGGTTAGTATCGGTGGCGCGACGTTCGGGGGTAGCGGAACGGTAACAGCGTTAGCTACGACCAGTAACGTCAGCGCTGATCGGATCATCGATGGTGCTGCGACAATCAGTTCTGACAGCGGATCGCTGTACGGATTAGGTTCTTACGGATCATCCGATTTCGGTTCTGACTTTGGCGTTATAACCGTCAACTGGGAGCGGATCAGGCTCGGCGAAGGTACGGCAAGCGCAAGTGTAACTCCGACCGTCGTAGCGAAGATAATTTATCAATCCGACGGCACAGCTACCGCAACCACAACCACTTCAGCAGACAGCGATGTGGTGGTTAATGGTGACGGAACTGCGGCTGCGATAGCATCACTTGCGGCAGTTAATTATTTACGCATCAGAAATGTAGACGGTACAGCTATTCCATCAGCGACGTTCACAGCGTCAGGTAGACACAAGTGGCAAGACATCACATCATCAACTGGCGGCGCTTGGGAAAACGAAGTCGATACGCCGGTTGTTTGGACAGAACTAGAATCACCTTATAGGTAAATAAAATGGCAGATACAACAACGACTAATTACGCATTTACAAAACCTGAAGTTGGAGCCAGTTCCGACACTTGGGGTACTAAGCTCAACACTAATTGGGATGATCTCGATACAGATTTGGCAACGCTGGTCGTTAAGACAAACAATTTATCAGACCTGTCGAGTGCGGTAACGGCGCTCACTAACTTGGGGTTAACATCTACAGCGGCTGAACTTAATATACTAGATGGGGTAACATCTACAGCGGCTGAACTTAATATACTAGATGGGGTAACATCTACTGCGGCAGAGTTAAACATCCTTGATGGAGTTACATCTACTGCGGCAGAGTTAAATATCCTTGATGGAGTTACATCTACTGCGGCAGAGTTAAATATCCTTGATGGAGTTACATCTACTGCGGCTGAACTAAACATCCTAGACGGTGTTACTTCTACAGCTACTGAACTTAATACCCTTGACGGTGTTACCGCGATTTTAGGCGACCAGACGATCTATATCCCAGCGGCTGGGATGACGGCTAGAGAAACTTCTGGTGCCGAGAGCGGGTCGGCTGAAACCTCGACAAACAAGATCATGATCGAGACAATGGATTTTGATACCGCGTCTGATGAATATATCCAGTTCTCAGTGCGAATGCCCAAGGGTTGGAACGCATCAACTCTGACAGCGGCTTTCACTTGGAGTCATGCGGCAACCTCTACCAACTTTGGTGTAGCTTGGGGAATCCAAGCAGTGGCTTTAGTTAATGATGACGGTATCGACACAGCGTTTGGAACAGCGGTTGTAACTACCGACACGGGCGGGACAACAGACGATATTTATCTATCTGGAGATTCCACAGCAATAACGCTATCTAACACACCAGCCAAATCGGATTGGGTTGTTTTTCAGATATTCAGAGATGTTAGTGACTCAGGTGACACGATGTCAATAGACGCTAGACTTCATGGCATATCGCTCTTCTACACAACTGACTCAGCAACGGACGATTAATCATGCTTAAAGTTAATAGTTTGACGGGTTTTGGTGGCGGGAAGAGTTCACTCCCCTTAGTAGGGTACGGAGGGAGGGGGCTGTTCGGTGGGGGTAGCTACTGGACATCTAGCGCTATCGTTGATGCTGGGGCAGACTACATTACTATTGCTACCACTGGAAACGCTACATTATTTGGTGATTTAACGGTCGCTAGGAGCTATCTAGCCGCTTGTTCAGATGGAGGGAAGGGTGTGTTTGGTGGCGGTTATAATTCTTCGGGGAGTACCGTTGTTTCTGATGTCATAGACTATTTCACCATAGCATCAGCAGGAAATGCCACAGACTTTGGTGATTTAACGGTCGCTAGATACGATTTTGCCGCGTGTTCAGACGCATCGAGGGGTGTTTTTGGTGGCGGGAATAATGCTGGAGGTTCAAGGGTAGATACCCTAGATTATATCACCATAGCATCAGCAGCAAACGCGACAGATTTTGGTGATTTAACGCTTACAATGTATCAGCTAGCCGCTTGCTCAAACGCAACGAGGGGAGTGTTTACTAGCGGGTACAACGGCGCTCATCAAAAGCAAATAGACTACATCACCATAGCATCAGCAGGAAATGCCACAAGGTTTGGTGATCAATTGGATCAATTTAAGATGCTGGCAGCGTGTGCAGATAGTACGCGGGGTGTTTTTGGTGGATCATCTTTGTATGGTGCTTGGGACCAAATATCCTACATTACCATAGCGTCTACGGGGGATGCTACGGATTTTGGTAACTTAACGTCGGGCAGGCAAAGACTAGGTGCTTGTTCAGATTGGTTGAGGGGCGTTTTCGCTGGCGGCATAGTGGGGTCAACATCTCTTCGTACTGATGTCATAGATTATATCACCATAGCATCAACAGGAAACGCTACAGATTTTGGTAACTTGTCCGTATTCCCCAATGCAACTACAATCTCAGGGGTCGGTAGACAAGCGCTGGCTGGTTGTTCAGGAAATTAATAGCTATGAGTAACGAAGTAACAAATATAAAAGAACACAAATCAGTACAGTTAGCCCGCTCCGCTGGTGGTCTTGCGACCATTGGAGAAAAGCAGTTAGCTAAAATCTCTGAACGAATGATTGAGGTTGACAGAGCAAATCATACTGCGGGTCGTAGCAACACGCAAACGACTAATCAGCTAATGACGCTGACTATGATGACTGACGCTCCATATCGGAGATTGCGTCAGTGTCTAGCTGAGATTGAGAAGAAACGTAAAGCATTAGACGAATCATTCTGGCGTATGAAGAAAGACCAAGTGCGGATTAGTCACTGGCGAGAATTGGGTGATGAAATGTCCATGATTCGAGCCGATGAAAAAGAACATGGAATGCAACGATCCAAAGATTATATTGATGCGGCATTTAAAGAGATTGCTGTGTTTCAAGAGGCTTATGAGGAAATCAGACTCGCACATAATATCCCTGAGAACTGGGATGAACGTGATGCTGAAGAAGATGAGATTAAGCACCACATTCGCCAAGCATTTCGCCAAGCGCATCGTGATGTTGTGAACACAGGTCGAATTGGTTTGGGAAATATGGAATATATGGAGCAATACGGTATTCACATTCAAACCGCACAGAAGATTATACAAGACTATGCGGCAGAAGAAGACGCGATGATTGCGGAGGGAAACTTTCCAACCGTCAATCGACTATACGCTTTCCTAGACCGAATGGTTGACACGTTCCACGATGCTCATAAAGATGTGTTGGCGCGAATTGGAATCAAAGAACTTATCAAAGACGAGTATCTATATCTGGAGAACAAAAATGCATCATGATTTAGTATTATCAGATCAAATTATCAAAACAAAGAACTTCATCGACACACCACCAACCTTATCCGCGAACAAAGGCAAGTGGTTGGAACAGGTAATATCGGATGTGGAGATTGATGGCAACACACAGAAGAAAGAATTAAATTATGTATTCACTGCGACTGAATCGAGACATGAATACAGTGCTGTCCCTCTGACTCAAGCTGAGTTAGATGAGGTATCCGCACAGGCTATGACAAGGTTGCGTTCAGAGCGTAATTTTAGATTGTACGAAACAGACTTCTACGCCTTATCCGATGTAACCATGACTGCTGATATGTCGACATACCGCCAAGACTTACGAGATTTACCAGCTAATACGACAGACGTTTTCAACCCAGTGTATCCTGAGAAACCGGAGTAGCAAATATGCTTGCGTTGAAGATTCCACCAGGACTTTATAAGAATGGAACGGAGTTTCAATCTGCTGGGCGTTGGCTCGATAGCAACTTAGTTAGATGGGTCGATGACACCATGCGCCCCGTCGGTGGTTGGCGGGTTAAATCGACAACGGCAATGACCGGTAAGATCCGCTCGATGATTACCTGGACTGATAATTCCAGCAATCGTCGGATTGCTACAGCATCATTCAGCAAGCTGTATTCGATCAACGAGGCGGGTGTGAAGTACGATATTACGCCAACCTCATTCACCTCTGGCCGAGAAGATGCGACTCTGGCAATTGGCTATGGGCAACAGACCTATGGCAGTTCTGGTTACGGCATCGAGCGACCCGATAACGGCACCTACCTTCCGGCGACCACTTGGTCATTGGATATGTGGGGAGAGTATCTGATTGCTAATTCGCCAGATGACGGTAAGTTGTACGAATGGCAACTGGGTTCCTCGACACCCGCAGCAGTGATTACCAATGCTCCGACTTCGTGTCGAGCCGCAGTCGTCACGCATGAACGATTTCTAATGGCGCTTGGCGCAGGCGGGAATGGGCGTAGCGTGAAATGGAGTGATCAAGAAGACAACACAACATGGACTGCTGCTGCGAC